TGTCCAGACTCTCCACTGACGTCAGGTCAGCTTTGTTTTCAGCACGACATTTCAACATTGGCTAGACAACCGAAAACGGACTGAATTAAAATGTCCAGCCAAAGCCCTGAAACCAGCGTTTATCTGGCCAGAAATGAAGCCTTTCCGAAAACAACATTTTGATAACATTTAACGGGTATGAGGTTTTGGTTAGAGTCGGTGGTGAAAGCTGTATTTTCTTAAGTTATTACCTACAGTTTTGTGATGCTCTTTATCACTATTCGTAAAACCTTGGGATTTGCTTGTTGAGCAACGAGAAGCAAGTACCTGGAGTGCTCTTCAATAATCTCGCCATCAGCACAGGATGGCTCAGTGTAGAAGCTGCTATTGCCGCTATACACGGCAACTCCATCTTTGTTAATACCCTGGAAATAAGTGTAATAGTTGTGTTTACTCATTTTCTCGGCTCCGGTATCTGAACTTCCGACCAGCATTTGCAGTTAGGCAAACATCCGGCGTGGCCGGTCATTCCGTCGAGTGTTGGCGGGTTATCCCAGCGCACAAACTTATCTTTCATTTTGCGGTGTGATGGTCGGGTGCCAGCCCCTTCGATACGCCACCAGTAACCTTCAGAACCAACGGCCAGCGCTCGCGCCTGAGTCAGTGCGCCTGTAGCGCGTCCAATCTCAGTGCGGGCTATCATTCTGGCCCTGCTGGCTGCAACGTCGCCTGACTGCATGATCATCTCATAGAGCTGATCCGGTCGCTCACCGTTGATAACGGCCTGTATCGCCCGCTGCTGAATATCCTTAACCCGGTCTGCGGCTTCTATCGGTAGTGACTTCATCAGCTGAATCTGGCGAAAAACGATATCCTGAGCCACCATCCCTACGGGCGTGTTACCCACCACATCGCGCAGCCCTGCAGAGATTTCTTCCGAGACAGAACGCCACTGGTTCCACTCTTCTTTTTCTACCTGGGCGAACATCTTGCGGCCAACCATTTCGGCCCAATCGTCGATTATCCCGGAGTAGTCAACGAGCGTGTTAGCAATGCTGTCAGCGCTTGCCTGTGAACCATCGTAAGAGGCCGTGACGATTTGATTTATCTGGTCGACTATCGCCAACAGGCTTTTGTGATACTGACGCTCCGATCGTCGGCGGAGGTTCGGTTTCAGATTCAGCCTCCTCCCACTCTTTCGCCGCATTTGCTATATCCTCATCAGAAATTGATGCGCCTACGCCAGTGACGTCAGACATCTCTCTAAGGTCTGTCAGTGCAGCAGCCGGAGACATACCCAACTCACGCACAGCAGTAGCCAGCGCAGTAGTCGTATTGGTCGCTACCGTGGAGCGGTCGGTATCGCTCATCTGCCACAGGGGATTAAACTCAAAGGTGAAATCTTCCGGCAACGGTTCGCCAAACTCCGAGCGATGCAGTACATCGAATAGCAAGCGGATGTGAGGCCGTAAATCTCGCTCCTGAAGCGTGCCAACGTCGTCGTAGTAGTTCGCAAGGTCAGCATCACCGGTTGAGAACCCCTTCGGCGACTGACGGAACAGACGAACAAGCGGGATTCCAACAGCCCCCGCAATATCTTCTTTAAACTCGCCAAGCAGGTCTGAAAGGCCCGCGAAAGAATATGAGTGAGTTTCAAATTCGTCCTCCGAATCAAACAGGGACATGCCCTCGTTCGTCTGGAACTGGCGGACCATATCCATATTTTTAATCAGCGCTTCGAATGGCTTACCGCCCATGGCGATAATCTCACGCAGCTTTTTAATCTTTGCCGTTCGCAGATGCGCCTTGTACGCCAACTGAGCAGCGCCAACGCTGGTACTGTCATAGGATGTCAGGCGGTCGAAAATACGCTCAACTATGGACATGCCCCACTCGTTCTCGGTGATTTTCTGCTGGTAAGGCAGTTTCACACCATCCATTCGAATCAGGCGGCTGTGGTGAACGGTCCACGCTGGAAGCCCCTGCGCCGTCGTCACGATGTCGTAGAACTCAGGCTTACCGAGGTTAGGCCCAAGCGCTTTTATGCGCCTGGTGAGCTGCGGGTTAATCATCCAGCGGTCAAGAACGGCCAGCCCTTTGAAGCTGCCCTTGCCAACCTTGTCCAGAATCAGCGGCGTCAGTGGTGCCTGCCCTTCAATCAGGATCAGTGCTACGGCCCCGCCATACAGTCGGGACCACTTCAGCGTTTCGTTGATGCAATCCCACAGCTGAAGCTCGTCAAAGCGTGATTCCAGAATGCCACGGCGTTTCGGGTCAATCTCGCTGGTAATGCGCACGCCCTTTTTGGTCATGTCGTCCGCTTTCGAGTCGACAGCTGCGCCAATAATCCAGGATGAACGATAAGCCCACTCAATAAGCAGGCGGTTGCGGCTTGTATAGTTTGCCCGGTAGGTCGATGCGGCATGCTGGTTTGGCTGCTGCATGCCGACACGGGCAATAAAGTTATCGTACGAATCCGCCGTGGCGACTCGTACCGTTTTTTTCGCCATGGTGATACTCCGGTTTTTCGATACCCGTGACGGATCAGATAATTTGTTAAAAATCGGCCCGATTTAACATAATGACTGTTACCCGCACCAGCCAGATCCCTCCCATGATGAAATGTCCACCAAAGGCTTATTTCACTGGATTAAGTGGCTAAAAGCGCGTGAATAAAACATGCATAAACAGGGTCAAAAAATGAATAGCGTTAATTTTGCTCGAAGCGGCTATTTTCTGGTGTTTAGCTGTTTCCCAACGCTTCCCAGATATCCATAGCCGTATCGGTAGGAGCGAACGCCATGATGAAGGCATCGGCCACGTTCGGCGATGGCACATCACGCTTTGCGAGGTCCTTTTTGCTCTCCACCATCACGCGACCGTTTTTATCAAAGTCACGGTGTGGGGTGGTAAGTTCCAGCTTGAGCTTTTCCAGCAGCGGGCAGGATGAGTCGATGCTTATCAGCTCATCTACCGGGTACTGCTCACCATTGTTTATGGCGTTGAAGGTGTTACGGAAGCGGTCGGCCACCAACCACCAGGCTTGCGCTTTTAGGTTGGCGAAAAAGTCTTTATTCGGAATGCCAATGTATTCATTGTCCGGCTCGTTCACGCCAGCACCAGCATTGAATCGCTGGTAGTTAATGCGTGAAGCATTCATGTTTTCGCGCTTACGATCCTCGTTAATTTCTGAGAATTTAGCGCCAGCAGATGCCCCAACGCCGATTGAGTCGTAGACGATATCAGCATCGCGCTCCAGTGCTGCCTGATACGTACGCTGGCAGCTCTTCAGCAATTCGTCTTCTTTCGCCTTCCACTCATCCGCCCAGTACACGACAGAGCCGTGGCGATAGACGTTAGCGCACTTATCGGCGCCGCTATCGGCGACGTCGAAGCCAATACGCTTGCGCCCGCTTGGCTCGAAATTAAGGACTTTGTGGGCATCAACGGCCGCCTCAATCCATGACAGCTTGATAATGGCCGCATCATCATCCGACTCTGGCACGCCTTCGTAGACGTGCTTAAACCCATCCGGATCCCGGCGCTTAGCGGCTTCGATAACCTTCAGCATGGTGTCGGACAAAAAGGGGTTTTCATCGTAGTTGATTTTGCGTATCAGCGTATCTTCTGGCGGGTCGACCACAAAGTTACGCCACACGAAATCAGTAACCAGTCCAGGGTTAAAGATGAACCAACATTCTGAGCCCTCTTTACGGATGGTAGGCTCCAGTATCTTCCACTGGTACTCCGTCAGCGCGTGGGCCTCTTCAAGCCACAGCACGCTGATACCCTCCAGAGACTTAATCTCTTCAATGTTGCGCCAGAGCCCATAAAACACAAATTCAGACCCGGTCACCCGGTTAATGATTTTGTTGTTCAGAATGCGGAAACGATGCCGCAAGCCAAACCGGTCTATCTGAATTTTGAGCAGGGTATACACCGACTCTTCAATTTTGTTCTGGATCTGACGGGCGCAACAAAAACGTAGGTTGTATTTGTTCGACAGGAATATAGCAAACCCAGCAGCATCCCATGATTTTGACGATGACCGGCCACCGAAAAGCACCTTGTTACGGGCCTGGGTGGTCCAGAAGTTACGCAGAGTCGGATTCAGCGTCGGTCTGGATGTCAGAGTAGAAGTCATTGAGATCGCGTTCTCCGTTACCATCATCAATACCAGCATCACGGCGCAGGCGATCAGCTTCCAGAGATACTTTCTCTGTGGCGGCTTTGCGGTAGTCAGTATCAGCAAAGATTTTGCCAACCGTTGCAAGCGTGCCGACGATGGACTCAATACGAACGGTATTGCGCATCATGGCTTTGTCTGCCGCCACTATCAGCGCCTGAAGCTTGTCCCGCGCCTCATCGCTTTCCGCATCATCCATCAGGGTTATCCAGCGGCCTATATTCTCAGCTGCCGTCAGGTTATTAGCCCTGAGACGGAATAATTCATCCTCCAGCTGTAGGGCTCTGGCATCTTCTATAACCTCATCTTTCAGAAGAAGGCGACGGGCATAGCCACCATGCTTTAACGCTTGCTGGTTGCCTGGCTTGAATGGGTTGGATGGAGGAGCGGTACGCGATCCGCGAATCGGTTTCGTTTCTGCCGGAGTTTCGGCTTTGGATTGTGTGCTTTTTTGTGTACTGCCAGCACTCACGCTCTTTCCGGTGGTACGCGCTTTATCTTTTTGCGTACCATTTTTGCGTACCTGCGTACCGCCTTTGCGTACCCATTCAAGCTTTTTGGCTTTCTTCCTGATAGCCCCTTCAGTAACGCCGTATTGTGCGCCTATATCACGGAGGCTAAGGACTCCGGCCCGGTATGCCGATTCGATGGCCTCCCAGTCCGGTGTTGCCATAAACAGTTCCTCGCTTTGACATTATCGAAGCCACTCGGTGAATGGCTCCTGTAATGCCCTATGCATCTTATTGAATCGTTAATGTTCTTGTTAATCTGAGCTTTCAGCCTAAGCTTAAAGCAGACGCCACCCTGTCCATGTCTGGTTGTCTTTCTGTTTCTATCCGTAGGCTCAAGGATGAGCCAACCTTTCTCACTACGCCCTGTCTGAATTTTTTGATCTGCACCCAGGATAAATACTGAACAAGGTGGGTATTATTTACTCATTGGCTGTTTGTTCAGCACCCCGTAAAGTTTAAGGATTTCCTCCTCGGGGTTTTTTATTGAGCTGCTTGTCGATACTTCGATTCAGCATTATCGAAGCCCCTTAGGTTAGGAGCTTCTGTAATGCATTAGCAATCTGCATCAGGACGGGCGACTGCACGGCAGGCCCACATACAGGCTTCCTGCATTTTGGTGCGGGCGATTGCCAGGCTGCGCATAGCTTCATCAATCTCCCGAGCCTGCTCAGCACTTAACATTGCCGGGCCATTACGGACAGCCAACAATTCACCTCGCTCTGTATCGAGTAGACTGCAAAAATGCCGGCTGACACCTTTGAGGCGGTTCATGCGCTCAATGTCGCCCGTGGTTAATGTGCGGTAGCCCTTTACTGTGGTGCCGTCCTGCGGTTTTGCTTCACTCATTTCGTAGCCTTTTCGGTTAGGTGCGGGCAGTTGGCCAGCACTGATTTGTTGTGCGCCAGAATGTCACGCTTCGTCTGACGGTCGAGAACATCGATATCGTGGTCAGTCAGATAGAGAATTCTTACCCAACTGCACGCCGTATCAACAACCACCGGGGCGGGTAAAGTTTTCGCGCAGCTCGCGATCAACATCGTCATCAGGCATACGCTTAACGCTCTCTTCAACATCGCTGGCCCCTTTCGTTGCATCAGCCCGGCGTTCTGCCGCGGCGACTGTAGCAGCGGCGTTTTCTTCAGTGCGCTGCTGCTCGGCTTTGGCTTCCGCCTTGCTGGTCCCGCGTGAATAGCCTAACCCAAATGCGCCAGCGACAATGGCCAGCAACACAGTTGCCAGACCAATAATCATTTCAATGCCCATAACCACCTCGTAACAGCACCGATTTAGCCAGGTTAAAGAGCGCAAGGCGTTTATCCAGACCGTTGCGGCCACCGTTGATAAGCAGCGTTACGCGTTCAACATCACCGGAATGAAGAAGGCAACCGTGGGAGACATAAAACCATGCGGCTGAACGCGCGGCGTAATCATCTCGCTCCAGCAGCTCAGGCTGGGTGACAAGGTCAAGTTTCAGCGCCTGTCCGCAGCTGCGATAGTTGCTCAAGCCCGTAACTTGTTTCAGGCCGCGACCGCGATATTTCCAGCCATCACCGGCAACCTGATTACCGAGATTCTTTTTGCCCCACTCGCCCCCATACACCAGATTCGCGATTGCTCGCTGATTAGCTGGTTGCGTTGCCGTTCTGCCGAGTGCGGCGGCCTGCTGGGCGGTGATACGGTGTTTACCGAACGTAGGCACAAGGCTATCTGCTGCATAGTTCAGATTTTCCACCAGCCGGGTAAAGCCTCCTGACTCGTGCCCCATCTGGGCAATGAACATCGCCTGGTCGAGTGGAGCAGTGATGCCGAATTCTTTCATCGCAGCATCAATATGCGGAAACCAGCGCACAGCTAACCCGGCGCTGATACCAGCCGCCTTCTGGAATTGTGATTTATTCATCAGTGCCTCAGTGCATCAACCAGACGGGCCACATTCCCCCTGAACCAGAGAACAGCGCCGCAGATAAGAATGTTCGCCAGTACCACCAGCCAGTGGGATGACTCGTAAAGGCCAAACAGGAATCGGAAAGGGATGCTGGCGTAAACCAGCACAGTGAAGTAAGCCATCAGCGATATCATGGGGCGGTGTCTTGACCCGTCGCGTCGGTAGAACATCAACGCAACAACAATTACAGCGCATATCACCGCATTGATGATTGCGCTCGGATCACTTGTTACCATTGCTTGTCCCTCCTCCACGTAAGCGAGAGAGAATCCCAAACAGGCTACCTAGGTCCTGACTGTTTACGAAAGTCAGCAGCTTTATAGCTATAGCTGCAACGATTACGGCACCGAGTGCATCAAGCGGCCTGTCGCTATACCCCGTCCATTTTGAGAAGTAGGAACCAAGGAGAGGCGCGCCGATAACGCCGAAGATGAATGACGTGATGAAGTAGCCCACCAGCTTCAGGCGGCTGATGTTTACCGCCGTTGCTACATAGAACACCGCACCAGCGAACGCACCAAACACCACGCCATAATCAATGCCAGTTGCAAGGCCGAACATACTGGCCCCCATAAGCCCACCAGCCGCTACAGTAGTGCCAGAAACAGGATCGGACATTTAGCCCCCTCTTATTGCTGTGAGTCCTCTCAGTGCGAGGGGAAATTAGAAAGGCCGCCAGTTGGATTAACGACAAAGCACAGAGTGAATGACTTTCTGGCGGCACAAATGAAAAAGGCCCGCAGATGCAGGCCTCATGAGTTCTTAGGGTTTTATAGTGATGACTGATGGAATCTGACTGAAAGGAAGTAAAGCCCTAAAAGGGTTGTTGTTATGATGTTGAAAAGTACAACTGAATAGCACCACAAAAAAATGGTCTTCAGCAAAATATGAGTTTCCATAGAGGTTACAGCTACGACCCAGACACCTAGCGATTTACCAATCAAAATTGATATCAGGCCAACGCAAAATTGCACGAAACTAACCAATGCCAAATAACCGAATAAATAGCAGACAAACCTTCTGCGCGTCAGCTCAATGCTGATTTTTTGACCGCGAAAGGTTTCCACTAATGTGGGAGGCTCTCCAGCCATCACCTCATCTATCGTAGCATTTGAAAACGTCGATACTGCTGCAAGAGCAGCAATATAAAAACCAATCAGGACCTGAAGTAGTCCATTTACTTGCAATAAAAGACCACTACCACCTATCAATGGGATTTTGTTAGGAAGAAAATAATAAGCCAGCGCAACTATTGTTGCGCCTGCAATCGGTATTCGGTAGTCATACCATTTTTTTTCTTCATGTTTTATTCGCAGATAGCTTAGCGGTGAAAAGAGTTTCATAAAGAAACCTCAAGTTAAAGCAACCTAATCATCTTCGTTTCAAGCTCATTGTGAATCGCACTCTCACACTGAAGAATGGCATTCCCCAGGATAACTCGTTCACTTTTCGTAAAAAGTTTGGTTGCTGCATCTTCATTACGATCTAGATCTAGACTAGCTTGACGCCCGTCTTTCGAGTAGCTAATAGAAACCTTACTGTAACCAGATTGCTGCCCTTTCCTTCTTAAAATCTCAAGGAGTCGCTTTTTGTCCTTCAATGGAGGTTGCTTAATTATTTTGTAACGTACTGAGCGCTCAGACAACTCAGTGTAAGGCGTTTTTGACCTGCTCCCCGTTGATTAGTACACCCCGATGTTAGTAATGTCTTCATAAGCCACATGAGGACATCCCCATGAAGAAGCGTTTTTCCGACGAACAGATCATCAGTATTCTCCGCGAAGCCGAAGCTGGGGTACCCGCCCGTGAACTCTGCCGCAAGCATGCCATTTCCGATGCCACGTTTTACACCTGGCGTAAGAAGTATGGCGGTATGGAGGTGCCTGAAGT